GAAGAATCTGTCTCTGGTTTTCAACATCGTATTCTTGTTTAGGTTCAGGTATGTATGAAGTTATTCTAGCCATTATACTGTATATGTTCCAGGCTCTGTTATATTACCCTTTTGTAATTGTTCAAATTCATAAGGAGTTACTTGAGTGTTTGGAACTATCATTTTGTAAGTATCATAGTCCATAGATTTAAATGTTCTTGATTTTGATCTATCAATATCATCTTGTGTTACTTTTGCTTGATAAGCATTTATACTATTTGGAGAGATTTGATAATCTTCTGAAGTATTACCTAAAAAGTCTTCTTTTTGTGGTAGACTATATAAACCTTCAAAATCATTTAAGTTTGTTGGTTTAATAGTATTGAAATTACCAAACTGTTCTTCAAACATTTCATCTGTTAAATAATCTGGTACACCGGGTGTATCACCATAAGTAATTCTTTTTCTTGGAGCTTTAAATCTATTTGCACCAGGATAGTTAGTTCCTATTGGTGTTGCTGTTACAAATCCACTAGCTGGTGATGCTTCAGTTGATAACATTAATTCATTACCAAGATCATTATAGTATTCTGGATTAACAGTAGGATCCATTGTACCTTCATATATTCTAGTGTTTATACCACTCATGTCATATGTTGGTTGATCATAAGTTTTACCTAAACCAAATTTTTGTCCAAGACCTCTAACTATGTTTCCTAAAATTCCACCACCTGTAAAGAAATCCATGATACCACCTCTACGACCTGCTCTAAATGCAGCTGGATTTAATGCTTTAGCTCTTGCTAACTCATCTCTAGAAACTGTATTTCTACTATCAAAAAAACCTGGATTAACTCTTTGACCTGCACCTGCAGCAATAGCAGATGATCTTATATCTTGCACATCTCTACCAGTCATGCCGGCAGCTAAAGTATCAGATGTGTTTTTACCAGATTCTGCTGCACTCATCGCAGCTCCAGATGTAAAATTCATATCTGCATCAAATGAATCATAACTAGGTATACCTTTTGGTCCTTTGTGTGGTGTTCCTGGTTTATTTTTCTTTAACATTTTAGCTTCGGCATTTGTAATGTATGCAAGCTTAACCTCTGGTGCGTTTTTTCTAGCTTTAAATTTTTCTGGAACCGTTACAGACTTGGAGTCTTTAACATAATTTTTAACTCCATCTTGCGCTACGTAATCGTAATTTATTCTTTTATCTATAGTCACTACATATCCTTTGGTTCTGAATTAAATGCTGTATCCATATTGCTATTTTTTTCTGCTAGTTTAGCAAAATCTTCCAATTTCATACTTGCCTCATCAGCATTAGTAGGAGTCGATTGTAAAAACATTGTTGCTGTTGCAACAGGTAAACTAGCTATCATATTTAAACCTTTTATTGCTAGAGGGGTTAGATTTCCAGCTCTTGCCATAATTGATCTTAGTATATCTATTTTTTGCTTTTTTAGCAACTCTTCATCTACAATTACTTCTCCAGCAAGTCTCGTTGATCTACTTTTTGATAAAGCTTTTGCTTTATCAAATTGATCTTTTGCTAAATCAAGATACGTAACTTTACCTTTTAAAGTATTTTGTCTCTGAGCATACCATTTAGCATCGGATAAATTTTCGGTAAAATATTTACCTCTATCAAGAGGATTATTAAATATAGATCTTTTTGAAAGAGGCATCTTTTCATATCCTCGATAAACCCTAATTTTATTTCCATCTACTATTTTAGGGTTATTTAATTCAGCAAATTGTAATAAATTTTTTATGCCTGCCATTATCTTCTACCATCTGGTTTTATATCAACACGCATTGTGCCATAACGCCAAGTTTCTCCTACAGCGTCATTTTCTATCTTTAATGCTACAAGTCTTCCTCTTGCACGGGTATCTACTTTATCGGTCGTAGATGTTATTGTAAAGGGTCCTAACGGTGAACTAGATGATGTATTGTTTGGATAGTCATTCAATAATAATGTAATCTTTGAATTACCTGTAAGAACTTTAAAGTCTGGTATAAATCTTTTAACAGACATAAAAAACTCACCATCTCCTCTAAGATCAGCAAGACCGGTTGTGCCTCCTAATGCGCTACGTCTTGCAGATATATCATAATCTCCAGATTTAATAAATGCAGCAATGGCAGTTGTACCAGAGCTATTTACTTGATCAGTTCCTACTTCATGAGCGTAGTAAGTAGATGCTCCAAATCTATTTGTAATACCTTGAATATCAGGAAATACAGGTGTTGCTGTTTTATTATACTCAGTTGCATATGGCACATCAAATACGCCTGTGTCTATATAACTTGTTCTTGCTAATGATCCTGTAGTCCAAACTTGCTCTCCGTAATTATACGTAACGACTCTATCTATTTGATCTGATCCTGACTTTGGATAAAACCAATTTACTTCACCATATAATGTATTATGCTCTGCATAAATAACATCACTTGCATTGTAATTAATTCCTAAATTATCACCATCAGTATTAAATACAAAGTCTTCTACTAAACAAGGTAAAGATTTAACTGTACCATCATATGCAAAAAATCCACCTTCACCTGACATCCAAAATACAATACCATCAGAATAACTCAAAGCATGTTGACCAATTAATCCACAGTTTGTACCAACTTGTTTTACAGAGAAAGTAAATGGTGGACCAACAAATTGAATTACATATGCAGAGCTATCTGTTAAAACTAAAGTATAATCTTTACCAGATACGGCACCAACAATTTTATTTCCTTTGTCTACTCTAAAACTACCTGCAGTGTTTACTGCTGTAGGTGTATATGTATTTAAATCTTCTTGATTTGAAAATCTTATAAACATAGGGTCAACAGTTGTTGGATCTCCTATTGTTGTCTCAGTTCCAAAATGAAACAGATGTCTATCTCTATCAGAAACTTGTGTTAATCTAGATGACGTTGGGTTGTTTGTTGTTTGAAAATTTGAAGTAGTGGTTGATGCTCTGATTGATCTTGCGTTTGATGCACCTGCGTTCCATGTAAATGTTTTACCACCAAAAATAGTTGCAACTAATACTTCTCCAAAATTATCAAGACTCCAGTTTCCTGGATCCAGAATCACGTCACTAGTAGTTCTCTCTGTACCCCATGTTGACGTGCTCCAGGTATCTGTACCCCAACCATAACCTGCAGTTTGGAATGTTGGACCAACTTCAACGTATGGATTAACGGTTGCTGATCCTGCTGCTGTAATACCTGCTCCAGATTCTACTGATGCCATCGTAATTGTAAAACTGTTTGTACTAGCCGTTACAACTTCATATGGTGTGTCTGTAAAATCTGTTGCTGTGTATCCTGTTCCTGATCCAGGTAAAGTCACAGAAGTAAATGTAAAATATCTTCCAGCTGATAAACCATGTGAAGTTTTGTTAACGGTTACAGTTGCTGAATTATTTGTAGTTGTAAATGTAAATCCAGTAATCGCCGTATCTAATGGTGAGATATCAAAAAAATCATTTCCATAATATAAAAACAAACCTTGAGATGTTCCTATCGCTGCATATTTTTCACCTGCAATACTAGTCCAACTATGCTGTGCACGTGCCGCTCCAGGTAAGGTTAAGCTAGCTGCAGTCAATTGATTCCAACCACCTATCTTCTCTGGCAATCCATATCTAAATCTAACAAAATCACCATCTACCCATTGAGACTCAGCTCCTGAATCTGTGACCATCTTATTAAAACCAGGCTTGAAATTTAATTTTTGTAGCATATAGTGCTTTATATATTAATTTTTTACAGATTGAAAGTATCAATATAATGGATCATTTGGAGGCAGTTGTCGAGCTTAAAAATATAATAGATATCAATTTTATTGAAAAATTAGTTCCATTTATAAAACACAAAGCTAGGAATAATCTAAGAATTAGAACAGGTGTAAACAAAAAAGTGCGAAATGTTAAAGGATATCATTTGTCTTTTAAAACTCCCACTGATTTATTTTATTGGAATTATATTAAAGTAGAAATAGAAAGATTATATTCTCACTATAAAATTAAATTTCCTCAAATGGCTAGTGAAAAAATAAATCAAATAGATTTATTAAAATATGATGTTGGAGGAAAATATGAAATTCATAGTGATCATTATACAGAATCTCCAAGACATTTAAGTATTATTATGAATTTAAATGATGAATATGAAGGTGGAGATTTAATTTTTACAGATCAAAAAAATTTTGAAGTAAAAAGATTAAAACTAGGTACTGGATCTATAGTTTTTTTTCCTAGTAATTTTATGTATCCACATAGTATTCAACCTATTACAAAAGGAACAAGGTACAGTATTGTTGCATGGCTACAGTAAAAAATAAAGTAATAAAAAATTTTATCACCTCAAAGGAATTAAGTTTACTTCAAAAGTATTGCTATAATAGATTGGATGCAAATAAAGATTGGGTAATAGACAGTCAATCTTTTTCACCTGCTTGGTATAACGATTCTCTTATGACATCTTTGTTAGATATTAAATTACCTTTAGTAGAAAAAGAATCTAATTTAAAATTATTTCCAACTTATGCGTATTGGAGATACTATGTATATGGAGGAATACTAGCAAAACATATTGATAGATATGCATGTGAAATATCTATTACTACTTGCATAAAGAAATATGATAATTGGCCTATAGTTATTGAAGGTAAGTCTTTTGAATTAAATGAAGGAGACGCAATTTTATATGGTGGGTATGATCAAAAACACTGGCGTCCGGGTGTCTATAAAGGTGAGGGAATGGCTCAAATTTTTTTACATTATGTAAATCAAAATGGACCTTTTAAAAACCATGCTTATGATAAGGTATCTAAAAATGAATTTTAGATTATTTGATATAATTGAAACTGAAAAATTTCAGTTTGTTAGAGTTCATAAAAATGGAAACGCGAGTGTTATTAAATGCATTGAGAATAATTTTAAACCAGAAGAAATACATTATACTACTCACTTATCTAAGAAAAATAGATTTTGCATTATAAGAGATCCATACGAAAGATTTTTATCAGGTTTAAAATGGGACCTATGGTTAAATAAAGTTGATATTAAAGATATAGATATAAAAAAATTATTTACTACTAATGAGAAACATCCAAGAAATAGTTGGATAGGTCGTATCAAACACACCACTTCACAAGTTCCATATTTATTTAATACTCAGTGTACTCATTACATAGATATGTCGGATTTGAATTTATTTTTAAAAATTCACTTTGGTAGCGTAGAGCATTTAAATAAATCTAATAACAAAATAAAAATTGATGTTGAAAAATATTTAGATAAAAATGAAATTATGAAATATTTACATTTTGATTATTATGTATATAACACTTTAAAAACATCTGCTTTTTTATGGGAATGGCAACAAGGAAAGATATTTGAAATATGATAAAATTAATAAAAAATGTTTTAACATTAGAAGACTGTTTTAGTTTATACGATGGACTTATAAATCAAGATATGTGGAATCTTAATAGATTTAGCACAGACAACAAACTAAGGGGATGTTTTCCAGGTGTAACTTTTTTAGAAAAAGGTGAAGTGATGCACAACAACGGTTATTGGATAGGATATTTTAATTGTCTTTTTGATAGAATAAATCAAAAATTAAATGAACAACACAATTTTAAATTAAAAAGACAAATAAAAAGAATAGCACTTAATGCTCAAAATGAAAATCACTACACAGAATTTCATTGCGATGTGGATACATCTCATCATAGTATTGTAGGATTTCTAACACCTCAATGGGCTGAAGATTGGGGAGGAGAATTAAATATCGAGGGTCAAATTTTTAAATACTCACCAGGAGATTTTGTATTATTTGATTCTAATAAACTTCATAGATCACATGAAATAAAAAAAATACCTTATTGGAGAATAACTGTAAGCTACATGTTATTAAATAATTAAAATGGAGAAAAAAGTTAATATAAATAATTTTATAGGTGTATATGATAATTATATTACAAAAGAAGAATGTGATAAAGCTATTAAACTATATGATAGTCAAGATAAATTTAATAAAACAATTAATCGAATAAATTTTGAAGGTGTATCAATATTAGATAAACAAGATCAACAATACTTTGCTGACGGAAATAACATTGAAGTTTGGTGGTCAAATTTAGAACCTCTAATAAATAATTTTGATATAGCTTGGAGAAATTATGTTAGAACTGTAGGTGCTTTAAAATCTTATGGGGTAGATGCTTTTTATTACACACAATTAAAAATACAAAAAACTTTACCTACAGAAGGTTATCACATTTGGCATATTGAACATGGAAAAGGATTCGATAATGAAGCTAGAGCTTTTGTTTTTACCATATATTTAAATGATGTGGAAGAAGGTGGAGAAACAGAATTTTTACATTTTTCAAAAAGAGTAAAACCTAAAGCAGGAAGAATAGTTATTTGGCCCGCAGGTTTCCCATATGTCCACAGAGGAAATCCACCTTTATCAGGTGAAAAATATATTTTAACATCTTGGATGTTATTGAGACCCAGAGTATGATTAAATTTAATACTAACTCTCCTTTAAATGAAAATAAAAGTAGCATTAATATTACTTACCCTAGAAATGTAGATATAATTTTCGGTAACTATTCTTATCCTGATGTTATAAATAATTTTATAATTCAAATTAAAAATAATTTAAATCCTGATTTAAAAAATTTTACCAATGTAAAAGGAGAAATGACTAGTTGGGATTTTTTTACTAAAAAACCAGAATTTGTTAATTTCATAACTTATTTAATAAATAAATATCAAACTAGTCATCCAGATATATTTCAATATTTTTTAGAAAGAAAGGATATACAAAATGCTTGGGGTAACCAAATAAAAAAAGGAGATAGATTAAGTTTTCATAAACACCCTTCTTTTCATGGTATTCTATATTTAACTGAAGGTTGTGATTTAATTTTACCTGAATTAAATTTACAAATATCACCTAAACCAGGTGACTACTATATATTTCCTCCTGAAATATTACATGGTTTTGATGTTTATCAAGAAGATAATATTAGATATAGTTTAATATTTAATATTGTACAAAGATTTAATAGTTTTGATTTTGATAATAAATTAACTACTGTATGATGTAGGTCTTGGACCTTTTCTTGCTATTTGATCAGATTCACTTTCAGTAGTATCTACTGATCCATCTTCATTGTATGTAATGATAACATCTGCATCCCAATCAGCCTGTAATCTAGCTAAATGTGCTGCATCCCATTTATCAATAAATTGACTTTGAAAACTTCCTAAATCAGCATCCGTCCACGAAGCATGAGGTGTAGTATCTCTATACTCTACTGTATCGTTATGGCCTTCATTATCTGCAACATATTGAATTGCCCAAATGTTTGACCACTTAGAATCACTCCAAAAAGAATCTTCACCAGTTATATTATAAGAACCCGCACCATCACCACTTTGTTTGATGATCATTTTGTCTTCAAATACTACTGTCCAAGTTGCGTTTGTTGCCATAATTTCTCCTACGTTTTAATAATATATAACACTGTTAAATAAGGTTGTAAAACTGAAGTTGCATCTCCAGAAAAAGTTGCACTCATATTGTGAGAGTGACCTTGACCCGATCCAGTATTACCTGTGGCTGCTGTACTACCGCCTCCTGGTGAATAATATTGAGGTGGGGCAGAGGAAATTGTTTGTGATCTACCACTATTACTTCTACCTCCAGGGTGAGAGTGAGAAGCAAGTTGTCCCGTTGATAAAGTAGCATTTGCTGTTGAACCACCAACGTTTCCAGTTGAAGCTACAGTATTTGCTCCACCCGTTGACGCCACGGCTTTAGTTCCAGATTTACCCATCGCTACGTTATCTTGTAGATCAGGAACAAGAAAAGTAGATGATCCATCTCCAGCACCATAAGTTGTACCTATAATTCCAAATAAATCTGCGTAAGTAGATCTTGAAACTGCTTGACCATTACACTCTAAAAAACCTGTTGGTACTGAAGAAGTAGACCACGGCACAATAGTTGCCGTAGGAATTCCTTCGATACCAGTAAGAGATGCTCCTGAAAAATTGTATTTTGTTGCTTCGTAATTTGACATATTATTTCTCCGTGTAAGTCCATCCTGTTGTAGCGTCACCTGAATATACTAATTCAAGTCCAGCACCTTGTGTGTTAACCACAAGATCAGATGCTGCATTAGCTATATTAGAGCTGTTTCTTCCAATAGTCAACGCGTTACTATTAAAATCATATCCTTGATCTATAAATGAAACTTCATCACCTGCACTTGGTGAAGCAGGTAGAGTAATTGTAAATGCTCCACCGCTTGTATTTGCTAAAATTTTAGCTCCAGCTTGAACTGTTTCAGCCGCTGTTATTGCTCTCCAATTTCTTTGTTCAGATAATTTTACAATATTTGTACCATCAGAATACAGAACATAATTATTTCCTTCACATAAAAGAACACCTGTTCCTCCTGCTGTTTTGAAAGTTAAAGTGTAGTTTGCATGATTACATGCATTTTGAACATGATAAACTTTTTCAATTGAATCTGGAATACTAACTGTTCTGTTTGCTGCTAAAGTTCCTGTTAATTTAATAACATCGTTTTTACCATTTGATAAAGCTCCATTAGTAAAAGTTAAACTTCTATTAGCGTTTGTTAGATTAAAAGTTGTAAAGCCACCAATTGCTTGTTCTAAAATTAATAAATTTGTATTTGTGATTTGTCCCCAAGTTCCTGAGTTTTCACCAGTTGCTTGAACAGTTAATTTTAAATTAGCTGATGTTGAATTTGCCATAATTTAAATTCCTTATTATCGTTAATTTACTAAAAAATTGAGTTTGTGTCAAACTCATTATGCAGCTCTCGTTGGTACTTCTACCCAACCTGGTGGATCTAAAGGTGCTGAACCTTTATTTACTTCGTTCCAAACCAAAGCATTAACAGAATTTGTTGCCATAGTCAAGGCGATTCCTGATACTAATACAGTACCTTCTCCTATAACAGTTTCATCACTTAATGCAGCTGTCATTGCAATTCCTGTAAGATCTACAGGTGTATTTAGGTCAATAGTTTCTTGACCTAAAGTAGCCGTCATTGCTATTCCAGTAACACTGTCTACATTTGCTCCAGCAGTAACAGTTCCTACACCCATTGCTGCTTGGAATCCTATACCTGTAACTGTTGCATCAGGACCAGGATCTGCTGTTCCTAGAGCTGAAGTCATTGCAATACCAGTTAGAACTACACCGCCTGTTCCTATTGTAGTTACTGTTCCAACGTTAGCAGTTAATGCAATTCCAGTAACATTTACCTGCGCAGAACTACCTGCATCACCCCAGTCATTTGTGTTCCATTGAAGTCTACCCCAACCTTCAGAGTTGAATGCATCAAGGGTTCCTACGTTAGCACTAAAACCAATTCCAGTTGCCATTGCATCAGGACCAGCATCAGCTGTTCCTAAATTTGCAGAAATTAATATACCTGTTGCTGCACCTACACCAGTTGCATCTAAAACTGCTGTACCTAAAGTTGATGTTGCAGAAATTCCGGTTGGAATTACATTTGCATCTATAACAATTGATTCATTACCTAAAGAAGCAGAAGCGGATACTCCAGTAACAAGTAAATCTCCTGTAATACCCCAAGCGTTTTCACCCCAAGCTAATCTACCCCAACCAAATTCTACGGTTGCTGTAGTTGTAACAGATCCTGTACTAAAAGATGCACCTATCCCTGTTACAGAGACAGTAGAATCAGCCTGACTGCCCCAATTACCGACGTTCCATGTAAGCGAACCCCAAGTTTTAGCCATAGGAATTTACCTCCTATGTATTACCCAGAAATTCTTAGAATCGCTGCTGCTGTTGTAAATGCTGGAAACTGTATAGTGAAAGTTCCTGATGTAGCTGTTTTATCTGCCCCGAAATCTAAAACTGCAACAGCTGCATTAGTAGTTGCAGATGAAGTGTTATAGATTAAAGCTCCTCTAGCAGTCAACGTTACACCAGTGAATGATCTATCAGCAAAGTCTACAATCGCAACACCTTTACCAGATCCTGAACCGATTGAAGTTCCACCGTTAACTAATGCACCACCACCTGCTGTGTACTGACCTGTGTTACTAACTTCGTTAGTTGCAGAGTAAGCAGTTGTCGTTGAGTTTAGAGTAGCTGAGGAAGTATAAAGAGCGATCTTAAACTT